ACTCATTTCCGCAATCACACAGGCATTTCCAGACAATACTGCCACCCCGGCGAATATCTGTTTCTTCTATTACAAGTAAACGATTGAACTTTTTACCTGAAAGCTCTATTTTCTTACCCACAAACTTCTCCTATTTCTTTTGTCCTCGGCGTGTACTAGACCCAACAGCTGAGTATTCACCAGACTCCTGACGACTCTTTGTCTTCTGTTCACGACTTGCAATAACTTTGTATTTACCCTTAGGCGGATAATTCAAATCAACCCACGCTTGGCATTCTTCTCGTTTAGAACTGTGCAGCATATGAATTTGACCAAGAGCATCTTTGAAGTAGAACGCAGCTTGACAAATATAACCGTAAGCAGTGAAGTCTTCAAAGGATACAGTTGTGACTTTTAGTTCTTTCTTCTCAGCCATCAATCCAACTCCTCATCTGGATATTCGTTTGGTTCATAATCATTCCAGTCTTGTTCTTGGATGTCTTCTTCTTCGGAGTAATAATCATCTAAGTCGCGGTCTAACCATCGATCATAGTCAGTCACTTTCCAACTCCTTAATGCGAGCCTCTAGTTGAAACACCTTACATGTCAGTTGAATAATCATTCCCTGCAAATACTGGTTGTCAGTTGGGTGTGGTTGAATTCTTTTCTGTTGTTCTACACACATCAACATAAATTCTTTAGTAAGCTGATCTATTTCAGTAATAGTCTAGTACCTCTTGAACTGCGTAAACGACATCTTCACCTAAGTTCTCTTTAGCATCTTCCAAATCACCAAGCATCCAGTGTTCAATCGATGATTCAAGTTGTTCAATGTTACTGTCTTCATAATTCATTTTGCATACCACTCTTGAATTTCAAAACTAATTCCACACAACCCACCTGAATCAAAATTCTCTAGTTCTAGACTAGTTTGTGCAGCTAGGGCTTTAGCCTGCGAATCAAACAACCCTACATTATCTTTATATCCGTAAGTGATCTGAACTAACAGGTATAATGGCATTACATTCTCTCCTATCAATTTGTTTAAATGTGCCTTTGTAGAACGTATTCTAGTTCAGGCACATGTTTGTGTCAATAGTTATTTTATAATTTATTCACCAATTTCTGGGTTGACAGGTGTAGTCTTCTTTGGGCGAGAAGCTTTCCTTTCAGCACCTAAGCGTTTCTTTTCGTACTGCTCAATACCAGAAGCTACAGCAGATGAAATCATTTCTTCCAGAGTAGGTATGTCGTCAAAGTCTTCTTCATCTTGAAGCGCTGCAAGTTGAGCATTTTTAGGGCAATCACTTTGACCACAATTACAAGGCTGATTATTACGATATTCCTTGAATTCTTGGAGACGCTCTTTAAGCTCATCTCCATCAAACAGAAGATCTACACCCTTCAAAGCTTCAAGAATTTCTTCTTCTTTCAAAAATCCACTGTATGTATTACGCAAAGAACGCTCGTTAAGTTTCTTATTGAATGCAGCAGTGTTATACACTTGAGCTTCGTGGCCATATGTCCCGTAGCTGAAGCCGTGGACGAGGAAGGTAGACATATCATCTACTTCCCAATCATCCGCCGCAAGACAAATAGCTGTGCCTGCACTGGCTGTACCCATGCCAATTACAGCTACAATAGTTGCACCACAACGATTCATATGCTGAATGTATTGGTGACCTACGGAAACAGATCCGCCCGGCGACTGTATCCACAAGCGGATAAGATCTTCTGGTCCGGCTTGATGGTATACAGCAAAGTGTTCCAAGTATTCGTCAGCATCGTGTGAGATTTCCCCGTGCAGATAGAGGTTATATTCATTGCTGACGAAAGTCTTGCTTATAAGCTGACTTGGTTTTTGCATCATTGAAATATCTGACATTATTTACTCCTTAATATTATCCGCTGGACCTTCTTGTTCAAAGATTTCTACGAACTGCCTTGTGAGGCCAGAGCGCACGATATCTGCCGGTGTAAATTCTGTAACTGTGCAACCATCTAGCTTATGATTATTAATCAAATTTGCAAGGTAAACAATACCAGAAATGCCTTGTACATCTCGTTGGCGATCATCCCCGCAAAACGCCACTTGGCTACCAGTTTCAAGCCTCGTCACAATCGAACGAACCTCATCAACACAGAGATTCTGACTTTCGTCAATGATTAGGAATGTCCCTGCTGGGAAAGACATACCACGAATGGCCTCCAGCGGTTGAATTTTAATTGTCTTACCAAACTCAGCTTGGTATTTTGCATCACCTACACGCTCTTTAATTACATTTAGAATCGGGGCAACGAATGGCAGAAGTTTTTCCTCAACTGTCCCCGGCCAAAAACCTGTAGTCCTACCCATAGTCACATATGCACGAGCAACAATAATTTGAAAGATCTCACCCTTAACATATTTATTAGCCGCTACTGCTGCTGCACACCATGTTTTACCACTACCTGCACTGCCTTTACCTACGCTCACAGTGTCAAATTGCAGACTATGAAGGTATTTTTTCTGATTCTCATTCTTTGCAAGGATAGGTTTTGCCTTATGTTCCTCTGCAAACTTTTCCTTTGGTTCTGGCTTTCCTTGTCCACTAGCTACTTTACTCCTACGAGTCTTAACCCGAGGTACTTCAACTTCCTCACCGTTTACTACCACTAGGTATGCACGATTCTTACCGCTCATAGGTTTTGTATCCTTTTATTAAGTAATATTCACAACCCTTGACCACTTTCCCAACATCTCTAGGATCCCACATTATAATGCACTATGCAAGCTTTTCCTCCAATTCAAGCAATTCATTAGTCATCAAATTATTCGCAGTAAGCACGTTAAAGAACTTCTGATACATCTTCTCGTAATAACCACGTTCTTCAACGGCCTTAGCCAAAAGATGGTACAAGGCCTCAGCATAGCCTATTTGATTAATATTGGTATCCATCAACACTTGTTGCAAACTGCCCCAGCACCCATTTACATCCAACATCCTTAGTTTATCTATCTCTTGAGGCTTCATACAAAATCACTCCCGACAATCACAGATTTATTAATTACTTTGCTTGCTATCACCCCGTCAAGTGTGGCTGTAAACTTAACACCAGCAGTTCCACCTGTTCCATAAGAAGTGCCATAACCTGACTCTGAGCTACCGATCTCAAGTTTGGCTGCATATTTATCAAACACCACCTTCAATTCACTCAGGAATCCATTCATAACCATCTCCTGATTAGCCTCTAGAATCTTTTGACTTGCCCACACCCTAATTTGTTCAATTTTATACTCAATAACTTCAAAATCAGTTATGAATGGGTCACTTTCGTCTGCTTGGTCCACAAGACTCTTGAGCAATGCGTTGGAATCTTCTGTTAAGACAATTTGTTCAATTACAGCTTGAAATTTAGACTTATCAATAGTCAATTTACATCTCCTGTGTATTTGTTATATCCATAATTAATTAGACAATGAATCAGGTAAAGGCTTAAACCGAATATTTCTAACATTATTTCTTCTCCTGTTCTTGTTCAACCATTTTCCAAAGATCTTCTACACTGATGCAATCTGTTGTGTTGAACTTACCACAAAAAGTTAGATACAGATAATCTTGAATTGGCCCTCGACAGTGGTCATGGTTACAGCCGAACTTTTCAATGTCTGTAAGGCTATCGTATGCCTTGCCGTTTCCGCAACAGACTAACATTTACACTCTCCTATCTTCTTAGATGTATCACACATTACTTTGTATCGTATACGGAGGTACTAAATAAATCTAGCTCATCCCAGCCTCCACAGCAACATTCGTAAGGCCCCAGAGCTGCACAGTAGCATCCATCTTCGACTTCTCCGGTTGCAGCACACATCCAGCAATCTTCCATGTGACTGCCATCTTCGTCCTCTGAAGTATCTATTTCGCGACTGCCTTTACAGCGTGCACAAGTTCTCATTCCCTATACTCCTCCAACTCTGCTGTATCCAATGGAAATATCTTAAGCCAAAGGATAACACACAAGACAATAGGCCACAAGAATAAATTTAGCACAAGAAGCATTGTGTAAAGGATAGCTGCAATGAATCTATCTGGTACGTTCTCTAAGGCAACCTTATCTTCATAGGAGTTTTCAGGGTCTTCCAGCCATATTTTTCTACAGACTGATGGCAGCCCTCCGTAGGGGCGAGAGAGGTTTTCTATGTAGATTTTCCCAGTGCAATAGCTACATGAGGCTAGGATAAACCATGAGAGTAGGTAGGTCATTGAACCTTACTCACTTTCCAACTTGAAGGAACCTCTGGAACTTTTGGTGTAAATTCAATTTCAACTTCATACATCTCACTGAGCTTTTCGTAAGCATCTGATGGACCTCTTGTTGGTGGGAGTGAGCCTGACTCACCACACTTGACATCAAGATCATTGCAGAAGTCTACGCCCGCGAAGCGATTCCAATAGACTGTGAATTCGTCCCCAGTCAGTGTATCTCGCACATCATATGCAACAGTCTTATATGTAATCATTTCTTCTTTCGCCTCTCAGTTTGTTTACGTTTCACATAAGTGTATGTCATTTGCTTTCCATCCTCTGTGTTCACCGACACTATCACAACCTTATCTGCATGTTCAAGGATTTGTTTCAGGAGACGGTAGGTGTGGGTCATTCTTTGGATTTCTTCAAACTTGCTTTTCTGTGGCTTCTGTTTGTCTTTAAAATGATACAAGATACTGTGCCTCCACCAACTATCCTCTCCCAAGCTGCCGGGGTGTGTCTACCAGCATACGGCTTACAACTCTCTACAATTTTAAATCCGTCCCAAGCCACCATGTGCCTCACCTCACCTTTTTCTAAGAGGATCAAAGCCCTATTACCATCTGCACAAACTTTGTAATCCTGATTAAATACCCGGCCCGTACGATTTAAAATTCTAACCGCGAGACTGTCTAACAATTCATATATTTGCGGTAGATCCAGTCCTCTTACAGACAAGTCCTTAGCCATTTTGGGTGTAAGTTTGGAATATACTTGTTCATATGTATATCCACATGCGTTGGCTATAGAACAGATAACACAGTCATTTTCAATTCTTTTAACTACAGTCATTTACTCACCTCAATCAAATCTGCATCATCGTAGTTAATCTTAAAGGGATTCTCTACCGTTGGTTCAAGCCTGTCAATGCCGTATTTCTTGTAATTCTCATCTGACAACTCCACATCCAGTCTACGATTGCCTTTGTGTTCAACTGACACTTTCCAGTTACCACTTTCAAGCTGATAGGCTGTGTGCCAAAGCTTCGGTGATTGATATAGGCTACCATCAGTAAAGCCTGTTACTACATGCGTACCAAATATTAGCACTACATCTTCAGCACTGTATTTACTACTCATCTCTTCAGCCCCTCAATTTCTATCTTCATCTGTTCAAACTCCCACCCTTTTCTTAACTTGTTACGCATAGTGTGCTTGATACAATATTCCAAATCATCACAAGCTTTCTTGGTAAAGTATGCCACTACCAAGATGATCAAGACCAACGGGATTAGCAACACCCAAGCTAGTAGCGTCATTTCCCACCTACCCAAAGCACTTCCATTTCTTTATCTGTTTCCCAATGAAACACTTCTTTCACAACACAAGCTGTACCATCATCTCCTCCGCAATCACAGAAAGACTCTACCTACATATCATCTGGCAGGTTTGCAATCAGTTCCTTAAGGTCTTTGATGTTCATTTTACCTCTCCTTCGTTTAGTTGATGTAAGAATCTTAGCACCTAACCTTTAGGAATGCAAGCGGTGAATAGATTTGTTTGGAATAAAAATAGTGTTGTGGGAGGGTTGACATTTATTTCATAAATAGCTTGACAGAATAAGAAATGCATGTCATACTAAGATGAATAGGTAGTAAAAATAAAGAGTGAATAAAAAGCTTGTTTTGTTTTACAACCTCGGTATAATTGATGCACTGCTTTATTTCTCTAAGCGAAAGCACATTGAAGTAAAGATCGGATTGTCCCTAATCAGGCTAAGTGGTCGCAATATGCTGTGGCGAAAGCTTCCGGCGGAACATGGCAGCAACAATCTTAAATAAGCAGACTACTGTGAGTGATGGGACAGTCTGCAAGGTAAACTGAAAAACACTACCTCCCTAACGATTCTAATAAAGTCGTGCGATATGCAATGTGTTGAGACAATGCGTTATTAGTGCCATTGTCCTGAAGGCGGCTACGTTTGTCCGTGTAGACCGTAGGATCGAAAGGTCCACTAAATCTCGTCTCAAGTTGAAAGGCATTTAATTGCTACAACGGACAGAGTCAGATAGAGCTATCAGATAAGGTACTTTACTCGGTCTTAGGCAGAACGTTGGTTCTGTATGGCTGGGTAAGGTATTTCTTTATCTGAAGTTCCTATCTGAACTCAGTTGAAATGTATATCTAATACAAATATAAACATACTTAAGATAAGAGAAAATAGAATGAATCGAGACATAAATAATCTGATAGCTGCAAGGTTCTACGAAAGAGATGGGATTATAAATAAAATATCCTCTGGTTCAAAGTTAGTTTTGATTCGGTTGATCCAGCTATTTGATGAAGATGGAGAGGATGCAATTCAAGTATCTCAAGCTGATCTTGCAAATCAGACAGGTCTTGAGTTGAAAGCAATTGGTAACATCATGAGGGAGCTTCTTACCTCCGGCTTGGTATCAGGTGTAAAACTTAGAATTATACAACACCAGTGGTTATACACAGCAATCAACAAAACAACATTTCATAGGGGTGATGAATCAACATTCTCAATACAACAGCGTAATCGGTCTGTGCCTGAAGGTATTCTGATTGAGAATAAAGCAAAAGCAGCCCATGACTACTATGTTTATGTATGCAAATTAGATGATGTCCCTGTGTATGTTGGCAAAGGTAAGGGTCAACGTTACTTACACTGTATCAGCGGAATGAGTGGTAATTCTTCTCTTAATAAAGCTTACTTTGATTGTGGAGCAGAGCGTATGTCTGTGACTAAGGTACTTGAAGACTTAACAGAGAAACAAGCACTAGAGAAAGAAAAGACTTTAATTGAAAGCTTCACTACATTGGGCTATTCGCTGTACAACAAAGAAAGTTAAAATAAATATTGTAAAAGCTTGCAATTTAGATATTTATTTGATACTCTAGTTTCACTAACCAAACAAAAGGAATCCACCGATGAGGTGTCGTTGCTGTAATGTACCTCTTTCGTGGAGGAATTTTAAAATGAAACAAGAAAATGGTCTTGAAGAAGACTTTTGTGCTAACTGCTTAAATATTGTTTATAACATAGATCAGTTTGAACCCCGCACTTATACATTCGAAGATATTTGTGACGAATTCTATGTTCCTGAAACATATAGCGAATAAAGTAGTTGCAAATAGGATGTAATAATGTTACAATGTTGTATAGAGTACATATTTCCTTGGTTGTATGGAACAACCTCATCGATTTCCATATGTTTGTCGGTGTAAGGTGAGAACAAGGAAGTACGGATACTACGTTCATACGCGGCGTAGTACGTTGACGAGCAACCCGAGCATATTCAACTATGATGCTAGATTTAAGGGCAGACTAAGAGAGCTGTACAAGTCTAGTAGATGTTGCGAAGTGTGATCGCTACTTAAGCATCAATTCCACAAGATTGTTTGATAACTACAAACCTTGTCTTTGTGTAGGCTCTTGAAGCACTAATGCACCGGGCAACACTCCCGAGGAGCACACGGCTGAATACGGTCAGATTAAGTTCTTGATTCGTATGAGGGTGCCTAACAGTGTTATAAATTCTAAAGTTTTATGCTGCCTCATGTTGGCTCCTTATTCTGTAGTCTAGAATACGTTTAAGCTGTCGAAGGTTAGATTCCTTCAAGGTATGCTCCAGTTTTGCAAGCCAGATAGCCTTCCCCTCTTAGACATACGAGCTGAGAGATTCGTGAGGTTATCGAAAGGTCAGGATACCACTGACGGCAGCAACCGGTGTAACTTAGATTATCTGGTCTGTCGCTGATACAGCTTGCAACTTGTTTCACACTTACCGGAGTGCATAACCGGATTTCTTGTTTTATTAATTTTAATCCTAAAGGTAATATAATGTCTAATTTTGAGCGTCACCCTATTGTTGCTGCACACTTAGCTCTACATTCCGTAGGTAAGCGTCTACAGAATGATGGCCCAATGTATCGTAAGATGGCCGAAGAGCTTTGTGAAAAACTTCAAAAGTACGAAGAACAAGAAGCACTAAATAAAGCTAATGAAGTTAAAGGTACATATGTTCTCCATATGCCTGTTCAATACATGGTTGAGAACGCTAAGCCTAAAGATGTAACAGTTTACAATCTTCTGAAAGAACAGCTTACCAAAATTAACAATGGTGAAACAGCGGCAATGATTTTGCCTGCACTTACCGATGAAAATGGTAATCGGATGTTCACACTTGAATATGTTGGTCCTCAAAAGATTTGAAGTTTCACCACACCACGAAGATCAAATCCTAGAAAGGTGTGCGGGCATTGTTGCCCACTTCTCCCGGCGTCTTCCTCCTCATGCCGGACCTTAAGCGTATAGAGTCCTCTCCTACTCTATTGCGCTATTGACCTTGAGCAACTTGTTACAGTCCTCTCCTACTGGCAACGAGTTACACCAACAGGGTCATTTCTTAAGCATTCTCCTTCGTATGAATATTGCACGGCCTAGCCTGTGAGTTTGCTTAAGAAATATTAATATCCCTCGCTTATCTAACGGTGATTACATGGCTGAACAACATAAACGGGGTGATTCTCTTGAGTATCTTGGAACAATCCCTGAAGACTTTGCAGATGGATTCTTCGTCGGATGGACTCCAACAGCTCAGATTCGTACAGCTCAATATTACAACCTAATTGATGATCTCACTGTAGCATGGGTTGATCCTGTAACAACAAGATCCTTCACAGTGAGTAAGATTAACACAACAGCTTGGCCTGTTGGAGCTGCATTGCTTGATATTCAGTTTGTTCGTACAAGTGATGGTTTCACACGAAGCACTGACACAATCCAGATCAACATAGTGCATGATGTTACCTACGAACAGACGGTGTAATGTATGGCTGACACTATCCCCATTACATTTACAAACACCAATCCTCAGTTTAATCTAAAGCCTGTAGCACCTGAGCCTATTGATGTCTCAATAACTCCAGCTATTATTGTTCCGGGAATATCCTCAACATTCACTTGGACGCAATCAATCCCCTTGAATGTTTGGACTATCCCACACAATCTTAATAAATTCCCTTCTATCACCGTGGTAGATACTCTGGGTAATGTAGTTTATTCAGATGTATCCTATGTTGACTCAAACACTGTACAAGTTTTCTACGGCTCAGCATTTGCTGGCAAAGCTTATTTAAACTGAGGCGTTAATCTATGTCCGTTAAATTTCTAAATACTGTAGATGTTAGTGGCTTTAAAGTCATCAATGCTGCTGATGCTACAAACCCACAAGATTATGTAACGCTTGCTCAGCTTACCGCGGCAATACAAGGTTGGTCTTGGAAGATTCCTGTTCGTGCTGCCACCACAGCCAACATTACTCTTTCTGGCGCCCAAAGCATTGACGGCGTAAGTGTTATTGCTGGTGATCGCGTTCTTGTAAAGAATCAGACCACAGCGAGTGCAAATGGTATTTACGTCGCAGCAGCAGGTGCATGGTCTCGTTCAACAGACTTTGACACAGCAGCAGAAGCTCTCCTAGCTACAGCGTTTGTTTCAGAGGGTACTACACAAGGTAACAGTGGTTGGACAATGACCACTGATGCACCAATTACTCTGGGTACTACATCCCTTGTATTTGCTCAGACAACTGGTGGTAGTTCGTATACTGCTGGTAATGGGATCAGTCTGACTTCTGGCGTTATCTCTGTAGACCCAACTGTCACAGCACGTAAAGCCTCTGCCACTATTGGTGATGGTACAGCAACAACAATCACTTTCACCCATAACTTGAATACACAAGACATTCATGTAGCTGTGAAAGTAGTAGCTACTAACGCTGGTGTGATTACAGACTATGTGGCTAACGGTGTGAACACTGTACAGCTTACATTTGGTACAGCACCAACCTCTGGTCAGTACCGTGTCACTGTTATTGCCTAATAAGGATCTAAGATGAAGCATGTTGGTGTACGAACAAATGTAGCTGATGTTGCTTCTCAAGATCAGATTCAAGCAATTAATACCAGCATTAAAAATCTTAACCGAGCAGCCAGCTGCAACATTGGTGGAGTTATCAGTGGTGTTTATTACGATAATTCATTTGGTGGACTGACAGCAGGCACCACCAGCATTCCGGCAAACACCATTGCTGTCGTACCCTTTGTTAGTCCAGTTGATATGGCAGTTGACCGTATAGGCGTTCCAGTTACCACCTTAGCAACTGCTGGCACAGCAGACCTTCATATTTATGAAAACTTATCTACAGGTTGGCCCGGAGCAAAATTACTGTCGAGTTCAGTGCTCAACACATCAACAACCGGATTTAAAGTAGCCACCATAAGTTTTACCTTTGAAGCGGGTAAAGTTTATTGGTTAGGTATACGGGCAAGTGTTGCTGTTACTGTCCGAGGTGTTCAATTAGCGAATGCTAAACAGTTTGGTATTGCTTCGGCTGACGGAAGTGGCTCAACATACGCCACAGCTTTAGCACAAACTTCATCGATGTCCGTGGAAGCCCCTGCGAACTGGGGTACTGTAGACTTTTCACAGTTCAATGCTTCATCTCCCCCATCGATTCGATTCCGTGCTGTGTAAGATATAGGATAATCAATTATGGCTAATAAGACACCTAACCCTGACACACGTTTTAACGGGGCTAAATCAAACCGTAAAAATACAGGCGGGAACAGTAAGTGTATTACTAAGAGTAAACTTCGTATTCTAGAAGAACAGCTTCTAGAAATGAAAGATAAAGCTATTGAGAATATCAAGAAGAGCATTAATGGTGAAACGATTGATACTGAACAGCTTGGCTCAAGCAAGTGGTTGGTCAATAGTATTGTAACAGTGAGTAAGTCAGCGAACGCTGAAGAAATCTCTTACAATAAACTCAAGTTTGAAGTTAAGGATTCTTTGGAAGCTGGTGAGCAAACTCCTGAAGAGATTGCCAAGGAAGTTCGTCCTCGATTGAGCCTCGTATTCAGCGAACCGGAAGATGATGAGTAGTAAATGTTACATATCCTAGACATTTGATTGTGAATGTTGTGTTTAGGTTACATAGAATTTGACAAGTAGAACTCGTCTAACGACCCGGTAGCTTGAGAGTCCATGGGGAGGGTGAACCCAGCTTGTCAAACCTAACTAGATCGTAAGGTCTGGTAGCTTCACTGCCTAGTGATAGCACCCCGGCATTCTGGCGGATGCCCTGTTAAATGACAAACCGGAAAGACGGTTAGCGGAGAAGACCTTCGGTATTGCGAGGGTAGAGATATTAGGCCATGGTAGTGTGGGCGCTAATACAACTACACTATAAGGGCATGCTAACGCATTCTCTTGATCCAAAGCAGACGAGGCTGCCCAATACGAAGCCTATGTTGTCTGTCTATAGGCTATAAACACCTCGGTACAAGACAATCCCTAATAAAAATAAAATAGGATTGTTAAAGTGGCTAATACTTTACCTGACGTAACTGTAGTAGTTGGAAGCTTCACTGACCTTTATGCAGCAGCAGGAATCACTGTAGGGAAACCTCTGCTTATTCAAAATAAAGGAACAAGTGCTGCCTATATTCAAATTAAAGATTTTCAACCAGCAAGTTCTTCTGTGGATGGGGTTTATCTAACCTCCTATGCCTTTTGCGTAGTGGATGCAGGTGCTTCAGGATGCTGGGCTAAAGGGCAAGGTAAACTCTCTGTTCAGGAGATGAGCTAATGCCTGTTCATCCGTATTTTCCCGGAAGCGGTAATGGCGGTTCAGGAGATGGGGCTGTAACATCTGTAAACGGTGAGCAAGGGGATGTAATCCTTACAGCTCAGGATTTACAAGCTCAACCCCAATCGAGTGTGTTGACAGATATTGCTGCCATTACAATGCCAGACAACAGTTTTCTTCACACAGACGCTTCTGGTAACTTTACCCCATCCTTGTGTATGCCCGCTGGTGTAGCTTGGTTGGGGTATACAACAGTAGATCAACAGAAAGCTCACCTGTCCTATGCAACAGTGGCAGAGAGTGGCAGTTATAATGACCTATCAAACAAGCCTAATCTGTTCTCTGGGGCATATACTGACTTAACCGGTAAACCCGTTTTGTTCAGTGGAAACTACGCCGACTTAACCGGAAAGCCTACGTTGTTTGACGGTGCCTATGCAAGCTTGACAGGTAAGCCAACAAGCTTCCCACCATCTGCTCATACTCATGTTGTTTCAGACGTTACTGGCTTACAAGCTGCCCTAGATAATAAGGTAAGTGTTGGTTCTAGTATCCCGTATAGTGTTTTGACAGGAACTCCTGCTATTCCTGCTGCACAGATACAGAGTGATTGGAATCAAGCTAATGCGTCTGCCTTGGATTTTATTAAGAACAAGCCAAGCATCCCTTCTGTTAATTATCCAGTTACTTCGGTTAACACTAAGGCTGGTGCGGTAGTTCTTAATAATACGGATGTCGGAGCAGCAGCTACAGTTCATACCCATTCAATTTCGGATGTGACAGGACTTCAAGCGAGTCTAGATAGCAAGGCAACAACAGCCTCACTTTCAGGGTATGTAACTACCTCATCTTTGTCAACCACGTTGAGTGGCTATGCTACATCAAGCTCACTTACATCTGGCTTGGCTGGTAAATATAATACGCCTACAGGCACAACTATCCAATATGTCCGTGGTGATGGTACGTCAGCAACATTCCCGACCATTCCGACAGTACCAACAAATGTAAGTGCTTTCACCAATGATAGTGGATATCTGACTAATGCTGTATTGACAGGATATCGTAAGGTTGAAACTTTCCTTGGTACTAGTGATGCAAGCGGTAATTTAACAATTACTTTTGCAAACACCTATGCAACCCCGCCAGATATTCAACCACAAATAATCGGCGGAACCTTTAACCAAAGTGTTAGGGTTGTAAGTGTTTCAACAACAGGGTGTGTTGTGCAAGCTGCTCAACGTAACGTTGTAACATTGTTGTCTGTTGAAGTATTGCTTGGAGCTACAGTCAACCTTGCCGGGGCTTCAATTACTGTACAAGTTACTCCTAGAAGTTAATTTACACAACCACCTTGCAATATAGGTGGTTTCAATAAGTTAATTTGAAATAGTTAAAATAAATTATTCAAAAGCTTGACAAACAGCATAACTATCAGGTATTCTCTCTTTTATGAATTGAACACATTGGAGAGAAGAAATGAATAAGTATGAAATCTTTATTACCGGCAACGATATTATGGGCTATGACTTCATTAACAAGATTGTGAAGTACGCAAATCTTGGTGCTACAATTAGTGATGAAGAGATTCCACGAGTTAAGAACTTCCCACAAACTGTACGTATGGTTATTGAAACAGAAGATGTTCTCAAAGAAGAGCCCGGTGTACGACTTGCAGCATATCGTGAAGTTGAAGCTTTCACTAAAGAGCAACTTGAAGCTATGGACTGGGATACTTTGAAGGAAACTTGCCGAAAGGTTGGGATTACTGGCCGTGATCGACAAAAGCTTGTGAAAGAGTATCTTGAAGAGCTTAGTAAATAAACAATTTAATCAATCCGCTATGGAGTAAGACGCTATGTCAGTAGTATTTGCAGCAAAGATGCAGAAAGAACTTCTTGAATCAAACGAGAAGCTTACAGTGATTACTGCTGAGCCGGGGGCTGGTTCTACTACAGCCCTTCTTATGAAGGCTTGGCAAGTGGCTTCTGATAACCAAGATGTCAACGTTACTTTCTTTGTACCGACACGATATCACATTAACCGTGCAGGTAGTGTTAAAGAATACATGTTGAAGATGTTTGGTTCAGACATTCGTTATTCTGAAACCTCTGCTATAGCTACATTGAAGAACGGCTCAAAGATTAAGTTTGTAGCTTGTGATGATGGAGTTGAGAAGACTCAGGGTCTTGCTCGTGACCTGATGTTGTTTGATGCTAATATTTATAAAGACTTTGTTCTGGCTCATCTGTTCCGAGCCAAACAGATGGTTGTAATTGATTCAATTGAGAATCTTGAGAAAGATGACTCTTGGGCTAACAAAGCAAATCTGTTGGATAAGGTTGATGGTCGTATCACGGGATTCTGTGAGGCTGTAAAACATATCACTGGAACAATTGAAGAGAACTTCTTGTTTCAAGGTGATAAGGTTAAGTGGAAAGAGTTGGTGATTAAGTCAATTCCTGAACGGATGAAAATTCAGTTTGGGAGTGATAAATAATGGTAAGTCGTAAGTACGTGGAAGGCGCTAAGTTTGGTGAACTTACAATTGTAGGAATGGCTCCAAGACGAGGAACTAATAAATTTGTTTATTGTACCTGCTCTTGTGGTAATGCCGAAACTATTGAAGTTTTCATTGGAAACTTAGGCAGGGGACATACTACTTCTTGTGGCTGTGTTTTTAAAGAAGCCATTACCAAACACGGACTTCACAATACTCTAGAATATAGAGTAAGAGCTTATATGATCCAGCGTTGCTACAATGAAAACCACGACTCTTATTTGGATTATGGTGGTCGTGGTATTATGGTCTGTGATCGTTGGTTAGAGTCTGTTGATAATTTTTATGCTGATATGGGCCCATGCCCTGAAGGGTATACCCTAGAGCGTATTGACGTCAATGGAAACTACTGCCCTGAAAATTGCAAGTGGGACACACCAAGCAATCAAGGTTATAATAAACGCATCCGTGAATCTAACACATCAGGAAGAACAGGCGTTTATTGGGCTGAACGAGAGGGTTTTTGGAAAGCTCAAATAGGCTATATGGGTAAGGTGTTTGCTCTTGGGTCAAGTCACTCTTTCGAAGAGGCAGTCAAGTTAAGAGAAAAGGCCGAACTACATTATTATGGAAGGATTAAGGAATAAGAATGACTGACGCAGTGACTATTGGTCCTGCGTCCCCCTTCCAAGAAAAATATTTGAACTCAGACGCTCAGATAATGTTGGTTGGAGGGGCGGCAGGAAGCTCAAAGAGTTATGTAGGTTTGATGCGGCACCTTCGTTTTGTAGATGACCCTAATTACCGAGCATATTGCATACGGAAGAATTCCAGTGCAATTATGGCATCTGGCGGTTTGTTTTGGGAAGCAGTTAAACTCTACACTCAGTTTGACCCTAAGATTAAAGTCAAACTTAAAGATCAAAAGATTGTGTTTAGTAGTGGTGCAGAGATTAGTTTTTCTCACTACGAGAACGACACGGCCGCCAAGAAATATCAGGGTATTCAAATTTCAAACATTTTCTATGATGAGGTAACTCACGCAGATAATGAAGACCAACTCTGGTGGCTCTGGTCGCGCCTCCGTTCAGATGCAAAGAACATACACTCAATGTGGTGGTCATGCAATCAGGACAACGGGAGCTGGGTACTTAAGTATGCTATGCCGTTTTTATATCCTGAAGGTCATGAATTTGCAGGTCGTCCAGATCCAGCAATGAATGGTGTTATCGGATATCTTCTCCGTATTAATGGAGAGCTATCTTGGGGGGAAACCCCGGAAGAACTAATTGATAAACATGGTAATCCTGATCTACCTTATGATCATGAAGACCAAGTAAAGCCGATTAGCTTTCAAGGTTTGTTCGGTACAATTGACGATAATCCCCCACTTAAAAAATCTAACAAACTTTACAAAAGCAACTTGGAAGCTCTGCCGACGCTGGACAAAGAACGCTTGCTGCACGGTAATTGGTTTGCTCGCGCATCTAATTCAACGTATTACAACCGCTCAACTGTAACAGAACTACTTGCCATTCCCCCTGATTCAGACTTTCTTAAAATAGTTCGCGCCTATGACGTGGCTGGCACTTTACCTCATGATGGCAATAGAGAGACTGACTATTTTGCTTCTGTTAAGATGGGGAAACTAAAGAGTGGTAATTACGTTATTTTAGATGTTTGCAGGACAAGAATTACATTCGGGGATTGGTTCTCTCATATCTGTAGCAATGCAGAGAAGGATTGTCCTAACGTAGAAATTATTCTACCAGAAGATCCTAACCCTGCATCTAAAGCATCTACTGTTTTACTTGCAAGATCTTTAATTGAGCAGGGCTATATTACTAAGACTAGGCGGTCAGCCGGAGGTAAACTGGACTCTTTTCGTCCTTTTGCGGCATCTGCTGAACTTGGTGTTGTGTCCATTGTTAAGGATTGCGCAAACGATCTTTGGAATAAAATTGTTAACAATAATGACTTCTTCCATTCAGAATTAGAGAATTTTGATGGAAAACGTCGCAGCGGCCCTCTGGGTCACGATGATATGTGTGATTGTTGCTCTTTAGCTTATTTATTCTTAGCTCAACGAATCAATATACCAAACTTCCTCTCAGGCTTGCAATCAGCAAATCTTACACACAATAACCCATTCCCACAGGGAGCTTAAATGGCTGATGATACAGAAATCTCCCTAGAAGCGGGGGATAATGAACTGCCCGTCATTTCTATGGGTGAAAGAGGTTATAACGGCTTGTTGGTTTTGGGAGGCGAAATCCTAGAAGAATGTTCTAAGGAACTCCGTTGGCCTTGGTGCGTAGACACATATAAAAGGATGGCAAAAGACGGGGCCATTGCTCCAGCCCTTGAACTTGTTGAGATGATGATTTCTCGTGTTGAATGGACAGTTAAGATTCCTGAAGGATATGAAGAAGAGCTTAAAGATAAAGCTCAGTTCCTTCGTCAGAATATGAATGATATGGAACATGATTGGAAGTCCTTCATTAAACAAGCTGTTAGTTTTAAGCGGTATGGATTCTGCGCCTGCGAAAAGGTGTATAGGTACAGGACTAAAGAGAACGGCTCCCAATTCAACGATGGTTTGATTGGGATTAAGAAACTACCTATCCGATCTCAAGATACTATTGAGTCTTGGAAGTTTAAGGATAAAGGTCGTGATCTCGCTGGGCTATATCAGCGAATGAACATCCAATCTAACCGTGACCTTGAAAATGGATTTGACTTTGTAAGCACTTATGAAAAAGGTGGTGTTAAGTTCATCCCTCGTAAGAAGTTTCTTTTGTTCCGTTCAAACCCAATTAAGGACTCGCCAATTGGTCAGTCACCTCTTAACGGTGCTTGGACAGCTTGGAAATACAAAGTAGCCTATCAAGAGTCTGAAGCTATTGCTGTAGCTCAAGACTCTAATGGTTTTAAAGTTCTATACTTACCACCTCAGTATATGGCTGCTGATGCCACTGATGAGAATAAAGCCGTATTTGAAGAGTATAAAAAGATTCTTGCAAATATGCATCAGGCTAAACAATCAGGGATGATTCTTCCATTAATTCTGGATGATTCAGGCAATAAGATGTTTGAGTTTGACATCAAAAGTGTCACAGGTCAAAAGTCTTATGATACCAACGCAATTATCCAGCGGTATACATCTGAAATCCTGACTGCATTGTTTGCTGACTTTCTTGCTCTTGGTAGTAACGGCTCTGGCAGCTTCTCTCTTGCTGAATCTAAGATCAGTGTAGTTGAGATGGCTATCCAAGCAAAACTTGATGAAATCAAAAGTCAACTCAACTTTGACCTTGCCAAACAGCTTTTCCAACTTAATGGTTGGGACACGTCTGTAATGCCAACATTTGAATATGGTGAGATTAGCAAAGTTAGTTTGGATGAGATTTCCAAGTTTATTCAACGCACTGCTGCTGTCGGCTTAATTCCAAAAGCACCTAAAGTTGTTAACTGGATTATGGATCAAGCTAATATTCCTTACAAAGTGGATGAAGATTTGTCCGTTGAGGAGCTTTCTAAACAGCTTACACCAGAAACTTCAAATAGTGGTGCAGGGCTGGAAGAAGGTATGAGTAACGGTACAGGAAGTTCAAACGGATCGTCTGGTGACAGTTCGACATCCAACTCTGAAAACACATAGGGAGTCCATTAATGGCCCACGAACTGACACGTCTACGTAGTAAGCTGTTCGACACTCCTTTGCTAGTGGACTCTAAAAGTTTTGAATCTATTCTTAACTATGTAGATAAGCGTTGTGAAGGTACTGTTGATGTAACACCAAAAGCTGACAATGAATTCTCAATG